GGTGTATCCGATATAGTAACAGTCAGGTAATCTCTAAGCAGTTCAGAAATTTCAAAGGTTACTGGCACACCAGTTATCACATCTTTTACAATAGCATAAACCAATGAACCACTAATGGTCAATGATAACTTTGCAGATTTTATTAAATTGTTCCCCGTAGATGCTTGTGCGTATAGGGGTGTTCTTAAACCGTAATTAGTTGGCATAATTTATTTCTTTGTTCCTAGTATTATTGCATTCTCAATATCAAGACTGAAGGCTTTAAGCATATCAGTAGGTAGTTTTTCTAATCCAGCAATAAACGGCTTACTAAAGAAATTGTTTCCCTTTAGACCTTGAGCGTATATGCTTCTTTGTAAAGCAAAACCCATAGACCTATTACTGCCTTTTTGGTATTGTCCTTTTGCGTTTCTAAATCTTATGTTCTTGCTCTTTGCCCAGTCTGCCAGTATCTGCATAGGCGGCATTTTGTTTGTATACTTAAATTTACTCAACGGTGCTTTTTGTACCCCACCTTTTATCAAGCTAGGATTTGCACCTTTAACACCCTCATCTACAAATATGCCATAGTCTTCCATCAAGAAATCTACTAAGAAGTCGGTTGCCTCTTGTTCAACGTCATATGATATAGAGTTGTACAATGCCCCCGCTCCTTTTTGGTCTTTGGTCAGGTTTGACTTTGCTTGTTGCACTACATACTTAGCGTATTTGTTCAGTATTTCGTCAAGGTTGTTAAAGTCCATTAGCAGATATAAATGTCGTTGTATATCATCACATCCATAGTAGCTGACCATCCTGCCAGTTGGTTTTCAAACCTGTCATAAAATGGCGTGAGGCTAGGGCTTCCATCTAGCTGATACATATCTGTGTATAGTGTACCCATTCTAAGTCGCTGAATAAGCCTGTTAAGCACCGCTAATTGAGTGTTCAATATATCCTGCACATCGTTGTTTCCTCTGAACCTGTCAATTGTTGATTCTTTAGATTGGTTAACAATGTCACAGGCTAGAATAGTAATATTAAATCTTAGTATCTGCTCCTCATCTATTACGCTGTTAATTATAATATGACCAAGCGGAAATATATCCTGCTTGTTAAGGTTAACGTCTGAGATGTCTCCTGTGGTTACTGTGTTTATGTTTTGGTCTTGCAGTAACTCTGTCTTGATTGTTTCTGTTAACTGGTAAAAACCCCTTACGCCTTCGTTGCTCATTTGAAATTCTTTTTAATTTGTTTTGCCTCTATCTCGTTTTTTTCTTTTATAAATGATAGCATCATAAAACAAGTGTGCGCGGTTAGTTTAGTGATATCTTCAAATCTTGTAACATCGCCTTGAGCGAGTGCGTAAATTGACTGATACCAACCCCATTTTCTTGAGAATTGAGATACTGCGTCAAGGCTTTCTCCTCCCCCTCCTCCAAAGAGTTCGTCATAGTTTTCGCTAAGTCTAGTCCTAAATTCCACAAAAAAAAAATAGAGGACATTACAGCATCCATTGGCATATCTAATAACAAATCATCGTTCTGCACAACATACTCATCAATAGTGTATTTGTCTTTTAGCTTTACAATTACAGGCCTATAAAGTACGTTCATAGCCTTTTCCATATTTTCCCAATCACCTATATAAGTATCAAGGTCAATGTATTCACCTAACGTAAGGTTATCTAATTGAGGATGAAAACCATAGTCAACTTCGTTTAGTTTAAAGCGTTTAACTAAGGTGGGCTTTTCGTCAAATAGTTGTGACAATATATTTACTATCTCTTGAGAGTCCCTTACTTGTAAGAGCATAACCTGTTCCAATTCAATGCCGCAAAATATTTCAATCATTTTTGCGTTCAAGAACCTTTCGTCTTCAATAGAGTCTTCTAATTTTAAGAAGCGTTTGTACTGACCTAACGTGATGTCTTTTAATGAAGTGGGTATTGTAATCTTAATTGCCATACTTATATAACGTAATTAATGAAACTTTTTATAATGACAAATCTAAATAAAAAAAGGCAGCCATTTCTGACCGCCTCCTTTTAGACATTAAGTATATTTTATTTATTAGACGATTACACCCGCATATCTATTTGCTTAACAATTTCGTCTTTCAACTCCCTGTCTATTCTAGACCAATCAACCGTTTCTGAGTGTTCCAAGGCGCTTATGGTGATTTCTATGTCTTCAGGGTTATAAGCCGCTTCATAATCTGAAGGCGTGTCGTAGTCTCCTCGTGTGCCTACGTAACCTACTGAACCAGTTAAGTATATTGTGTCATTGCCGTATATAAAGTCAAAGTCAAAGTCCATATTATTTGATTATTTGCATTAGGTTACTATTGATTTCCTTAACGAAAGAATCTTTTTGTAGTTTATCTAATGCTTGTAGAGCTAAAAAATCAGGCTTCTCGTTACTGTTGAAGTTGCTAATCAATGTTGTGGTAATTTCTTGAATTGTCATAATCGTTGTTTTGTTTGTTATTACTTATGTAAATATAAGGAGTATATGTTTAATACACAAATTATTTAATAACTTTTATTCTACTGGTAAAGTGATGTTGTCTTGAACCCATTCGTATAAGGCTGCAAAAGCGGCTTCTGTGATGTTGGTGATATCTCCGAAGTCATTGTTTTCCCAGCTTGTAAAGTTCAATGCTTTAACAATATCAAAACAATCTGAGTAGTAAGTACATTCTCTGTCAATCTCTTGGTGAATTAATTCCCAAACATCTTCAGGTTGTTCTACTGTAATTGTGTCTTCTAACTCTAGTAAAAAATTGTTCTCGTTAAATGCGCTCATCTTGTGTCTGTTTTTGTTGTTGTTATTACTGGTGTAAATATACAGCTATATATTTAATACACAAATAATTTAATAACTTATTTAATGAAGAGTGTATTTGCCGAAGTTTGGCCTTGATAGAATAGAGTATGTAGCGTACCTACAAGGGTCAATGATGTGGTTATGTTTATCTTCAGGGGTGTTTATAAGCATACCCGCTTTATCTTCCTTCCACTTATAGTTTCTAAACTCAGATATTGCGTTTGTTGAACTGGCTAGTATGTGAATCTTATAACGCTTTAGCAAATCAATACCTGCGTTGACAGAATCACGCCCCTTAATGCTTGGAAGTATATTGTGTCCCATACGTCTTAGCTCACTAATTAAACGCGGTTCAGCACTATCAGCATAGATAGGGTTAGATAAAAGGTTTTCACCCCTTAGAAACAGGTTGATGTCCTGTGTGGTCATTTGGGTTCTATACAAATGTTCTTTGACATACAGGTTATGACCTTGGGTGTATACCGCTACAAAGGTGGTCGGGTCATTAGTGTAACCAAAATCCATTCCGTAAGCAATTAAAGCTGCATCTATCGGAACTTGGTTTACCTCTGTGTATTTAAATATCGTACTCCTACTGGCTGCTCTTTCCCCTAACCCGTATACCTGCCAATATTCATCATCGGTGTCTCTAAGGCGTTCTATTTCCTGTATAATAGAATCCTCAACAAAGGGGTTGTCTAAGTATGTTGTTTTAAAAAAGGCGCAATCTTCTCTAGGTAACACCTTATCATAAATCCAATGGTATTCATCAGAAGGGTTAAAGTCAAGAATTATCTTTTCTTGTGTTCTAAATAATAATTGTTGCCAGTCTTCAAAGTATAATTCATTCGCCTCGTTAATAAAAAGCAAGTCCCTTTTACGCCCTCTAATCTTTTGGGGTTGGTCTAAAGATATAAACTCAACAAGGTTTCCAAACAGGTGATATTCTGAATTAGATTTATTGTGGAACTTTTCGCTGTATATATTATTGGCTTGTAGTATGCTTATAAAATCACGCAACACCGTAGCCCGTAAACTAGGAAAAGTCTTACGGCAGATTGTGATTATCTTGTTTTGGTTTGTTGTGCAGTATTGGAATATAATCCACAAGATGATATTATAGGTCTTGCCCGACCTTGTACCACCTTGTTCAACTACAATCTTTTTATCGTTATCTATTAAATGCTCATAGACAACATTAGTCTTTATCTTTTGCGGAACCAATTATCTCAATTTGAAAGTTAGTGGGCATTCCCTCAACGCCAGTTATTTCTTGACGCTCTACATAACCCCTGTTTTTCCCTTTTGTCTTCAGGTAAAATATAGTTGCTGAAGTTGAATTATCTGATATCTGTTTATGCAACTGGCTTTCGGCAAAGTCTAAAGCTATGTTCTCAATATCCTTAACTTCTTTAGCAAACTCGTCATCTTCATTTAACCATTTATAGAATGTACTGCGTGGCACATCTGCTTTCTTACAAGCTACTGTAACAATACCTAAACTTTGCTCAAGTGCTTTTAAAAGTGATTCCTTTTTTATGTGTCTACTTTTGTTCATATTATATTATTATTTTAATTCAAATGAAGCCGTTAATCTATGCTTGGAAGTTTGTGATTTATCACTTGATGAATGTATAACTCCGCTTTTTCCGCCCATATGTCTACCGTACTGTCTCAAATTCCATTTAGGTAATTTCTTTAATGCATAAATCAAACTTGGTGCAGAAGTCTTAATGGTAAACCTCCATTTTTCTTTTTTATATATAGCTCCAACTTCATTTAAAAATTTAAGGCCAAATCCAGCTCCTTGATAATCTGGCAGTATAACTAACCTATGAACTTTTTTTATTGTCTTAGCTCTTGGATGAGGTAAATGTAATACGCTCAAAAACCCAGCTATTTCATCATTGATAGTTGCTATAAAAACTTTTGCAGCATTGTTGTGATTGTGGCTTAAATAATGGTGTCTAGAAAACATCTTCCAAATTGATTTATCTGCTGCTTGGTAGATTTTAAATTTGATATCTGGTCTATTTTTTTTTTGTCCCTCAAATGAATGAAAGGACATTGTGTCTGTGTTAAATACCCAATCCGGCATTAACCATTCTTCTATATCATAATGGCAACCAACAGCTATAAATTTCTTTTTAGCTTTTCTTATTGATTTTTGAATTGCAAAACTTCCTATTTTAGCTACATTTCTATCTACTACGCTTGTGAACTCATCAAAAACAATCATTTCGTTTTGTTCTAAGATAGCTCTTGCTAAATCAACTCTCATTTGTTGACCATTAGATAAAACAGAATAAGGTTTTAACCAACTTGGTGGGCTAGAAAAACCAACAGAATTAAATGCATTAGTTATTTCTGAAACAGTACAATGAGATGGCATATCATCCAATATAGATTTATTGGTGTAATCAAATTTTGTTATATAAAAATCATCAAACAACTGTTTTGCTATTGTGGTCTTTCCACTACCGCTTTTCCCCACAATCAATCCTATATTCCAATCTTCAGGAAAATTTATTTCACCCTTAAAGTTTTCTATTACTTCTTCAGATTGTAAATCAAATTTGCCAATAATAGAAGAGACTCTAAAAGTCAATTCTGGTTTGGTCTTTTTTACAATGTCAAAATTCGGCATATGTATCCTCTTTCAATAAATTCGTTATATAATTTTTCTTGTTCTTCTTCATTTTCTGTTTCAACTTCCAGTCGTAAAGATTCTTTTACTGCATCAGATAAATCTTTGGCATCATCTGATAAATCAAAAACAGGAATTTCTACTCCCCAATCTTTTAATTCTTTTGTGTCCCAAGCGTTGGCCAGTATATCCCAATCCCATTCACCAAAGCCTACATTGTCTTTAATAACAAATTGCTGCACTTGCTTATCAGTTAAGTTTTCGGCCTTAATTATATACACTTCTTTCAAACCAAGCTCCTCACACGCTTTAAATCTCATATTACCCCCTAGTATATGCATATCGCTATTAACGACGATAGGGCGTAGCTGAAGCATCTCAGGGAACTCCTTAATGCTCTTGACTAATTTATTAAACTTGTCTTTTCTTATTGAACGAGGATTATTGGGGTTTGAGAATATTTCGGTAATCTTAACTTTTTGTATCATAATCATATAACGTGTTTAATTCAATTATTTTTTTTGTTTTGTAAATATTAAAAAGAGGGGTCAGCTTGTATTTAACCAAAAGTGTTTCCCTTCAAGGGATTAATTCATAGTGAACTGCCCCTCTCTTTAACAATGTATAAGGGGAGCATTTTAATCCTTGCCTACTCCTAGCACAAAAACTGTCCGCACTCCCCTAATATGTCGTGCACTTATAAAAAAAAAGGAAAGCGGCTTACTTCCCCAAGTAAAGACTAATATTAATTAGTTTAAACCGCCCCCTCTTATGTTTTTTAGCCAAGTGTTTTTTATCGCTTTTATCTTGCCCTTCATTTCTTGCGTTCTATGTGTTGGAACATCTAAAACAAGATTCACCAATGGGTTTTTAAATTTGTTTTTTAAATCTAAATATTCTGTTTCCAACCTGACGTATTTTTTTTCTAAGTATTTTATCTTATCAATTTCGTCAAAGGGAACATTGGCTGTGAAAAAGAATTTATCTTCTAGCTTTTGTAGCTTTTTATTATACACCTTGTAAATAGGGTACATCTTAACCAAGTGCATTGCATTGGCGTGGTCCATATGCTTTCCCTGTGATTGAAAGAAACTGGCTATGTATGTCCATCTCATTTGTAGTTTATCCCTTAGAATAAAACATATCAAAGCGCGGTACTCGACATATTGTGCGGCCCTTGTGTTTCTGTAAACATCTATACCTGCTAGTCTTTTGACTTCGTTTCCAATTTGTATTGGTGTAGGGTTCTTCATTAATCAATTCTTAGTTTTAAAAGGTGATAGCATTCAGCGTATTTCTGTCGCGCCTTTCCTTTGTATTCTTTTTGGAATAGCTCATATAGCTTCCTTGTGTACTGGTATTTAGTGTAGCAACCTGCAAAGTATTTCTCAGCAAACCTTTTTCCTTTTCCTTTAAAGTAGTTCACGTTATCTGCGGTGTCTCCTGCTATCATTTGCTCATAGAAGTTGTATAACGCTTGTTCTTCGCTTATATCATACACCTCTTTATGCTTGTAGTGATAATTGTACATAAGGCAAGGAAACTGTTTGTAGTCCTTGTCTATGCTTACAATCATAACTTCGTCACGCCCTATGTCTTTAGCAATGTTATGCCAGTACCTTGCGACCATATCGTCAGTTTCAACTCCGTAACCATAGATACTATCATATTGCTTTTTTGCGTAGGCGTGCATCTCGTTTAACAATGGTGGAAGTTCCTGTTTATTTCTATTGGCTTTGTATTTTCTTGTTATCAGTTTCCTGAAATTACCTTTTGAACCGCTAAATGTAAGAACCTTGTCTATGGTGTACATCATCTCTAGATGGTTCACGATAGCCATAAACTGCTCAT